ATGGCGTAATAAATGACGTACACTGAACTTGTCGCACAAATACAGGACTACACAGAAAATACGTTTACTACAACGGATATAAACACGTTTATAACTCAAGCAGAACAACGTATTTACAACACAGTCCAACTACCTGCACTACGCAAAAACGTAACAGGTTCATTAAGTTCGGGTAATAAGTATTTAGCGATGCCTACAGATTGGTTAGCTACATTTAGCTTAGCTGTTATTAACACAGACAACGAATACTTATATCTTCTAAACAAAGACGTGAACTTTATTAGGCAATCATTTCCTGATACTGACTCAGCTTTTTATGGTGAACCACAATACTATGCGGTATTTAATGCTTCATCGTTTATTGTAGGCCCTACACCTGACGCTAACTACTCAGCAGAACTTCATTACTTCTATTATCCTGAGTCAATTACAACAGCAGGCACTTCATGGGTAGGTACTAATTTTAGTTCTGTTCTTCTTTATGGGTCTTTATTAGAGGCTTATACTTACATGAAGGGTGAAGCAGACGTGATGGCTACTTATAAAGCTCGTTATGATGAAGCGATGCTATTACTCAAACAGCTTGGTGATGGCAAAGATAGACAGGACTCATACCGATCAGGTCAAGTTAGATACCCAGTACAATAAAGGAAACTAAATTGGCAATCTCACAAACACTAGCAACAAGCTTTAAAGTTGAAATTTTAGATGGCATACATAATTTTGGTGTGGGCGTTATTCGTGCGTCTACTGCAGCGGATACTTTTAAAATAGCTCTTTATTCAACTCTAGCTACGCTTGACGCTGCCACAACAGTATATACAACACTGAATGAAGTTACAGGTACAGGCTATACAGCAGGTGGTAATACATTAGTTATATCTCAAGTCCCAACATCAACAAGTACTGAAACAACAGCATGGTTAAACTTTGCTAATTCAAGTTGGACTAGTGCAAGCTTTTCAGCAGATGGTGCTTTGATATATAATAGTACTCAAGGTAATAAAGCAGTAGCAGTATTAAACTTTGGTGGCACTAAAACCGCTACCGCGCAAACGTTTACAGTAACATTCCCGGCATCTACATCGGACGCTGCAATTATAAGGATTTCTTAAATGACATTAGATTCATCAGTATTTTCAGAAGCACCACAAGTAAATATTAATAATGTAAGACCCCTAGAAAAAGATTTATATAAAATGATGTGGGATAGACCGGAGTATAGAGTTGTAGCTCCTGGTGAACACATCGCACACGAATTTTTAAAACAAGCTAGACCACCTAAAGGCGCATCAGTATTAGATTTGGGTTGTGGCACTGGACGAGGTGCTCTTAATTTAGCTTTTTTTGGTGGCTTAGATGTCACGATGGTTGACTTCGCAGATAATTGTTTAGACGAAGATATTCGACCAATGCTAGAAACACAGAAGCATGCTATGAGATTTGTAGAAGCGGACTTATCTCAACCCTTACCTGTTAAAGCAGCTTATGGGTTTTGTACTGATGTGATGGAGCATATAAGACCTCATCATGTAGATAAAGTATTAGATAATTGTTTGGCTGCTTGTCAGCATGTATTCTTTCAAATTGCTACTGAAGATGATGTTATGGGTAAATTGGTGGGGCATAAGCTTCATTTAAGTGTACATCCATATGAATGGTGGTTAAAAAAGTTTATAGACCGAGATTGTGTTATTCATTGGTCTAAAGAAGAAAAAGGTTATTGTTTATTTTATGTAAGTAATTGGTTAAAAGGTTCTGATATTGTTGATGCTGGAGTGCTTAATACAGACGATGAAATTATCAAAGCAAACGTAGAGCACAACATTAAACGAGGTTTTTTACAAATAGAACCCCACCCTACGAATGACCAAGAAGTTATGATTGTAGGCGGTGGACCGTCATTGAATGAACACCTAGAAACTATTAGACAAAAACGGGCTGATGGTGTTAAACTGATTACAATTAATGGGGCTTATAAATGGTGCCTAGATAATGGTATTACGCCTTCTGCTATGGTTATGGTAGATGCAAGACCATTTAATGCACGATTTACACAACCTGTGGTAGATCATTGTAAGTATTTTATTGCTTCTCAATGTGATCCTACTACGTTTGATGGGCTTCCAAAAGATAGAACCTATATATGGCACACAAGTACTGAGTTACTTAATGACATATTAGCTAAACAATACCGAACTTGGTATCCTGTTCCAGGAGGATCGACAGTCCTTTTAAGAGCAATACCGTTGTTTAGGATGTTAGGTTTTAAACAGTTTCATCTCTTTGGATGCGATTCCTGTTTAGAAGATGAAGTTCACCATGCATATGAACAAATAGAAAATGATGGACAGTTAAACATACCCGTAAACGTGGGCGGAAAAATATTTAACTGTAACCCGTGGATGATTTCTCAAGCACAAGAATTTATTGATTTGATTCGTATGCTAGGGGATGAAATTGAATTAAACATTTACGGCGGGTTACTCCGTCATATTTTAGAAACTGGCGCATCATACGCCGACATAAAGGAGATTTAAAATGGCTGCAACTGCATGGCAATTATATAATTATGCTAAACGATATATAGGTAACGGAACCATTACACTAGGCGCTGGAGTAATTAAAATGGTTTTAGCGCGAACTTCAAGTAATGCTTCAACTTTTACACTTAGTACCTATGCTCAGATTACTGCTGAGATTTCAGCTACTGGTGGATATGTAGCAGGCGGTAGAAATTTAGTACCAGCAACGGCTCAATGGACAGTAGGTGCTTCAGCAAAACAAATGAAGTTTACAATGTCTACAGTAGGTTTAGCATTTACAGCTTCTGGTGCTTCATTAACTAACATTAGATACGCGATTCTACGTAATTCAACTGGCGCTGGCGCTGGTAAGTTATTATGTTTTTGCCAATTATCTAGTGCTCAATTTACTGTAACATCACCTAATACATTGACAGTTTTACCTGCTGCTACCGGCATCTTTACTCTAACTTAAGAGTTTAGTCGTGGCAGTAACAACTGGCTGGGGACGCGGTACCTGGAGTTCTGCTGAATGGGGGCAAGGAATTGTCATCGAGGCAGACGTAGGGACAGTTACGCTTACGGGCATAGCACCTTCAGTTGTACAAGGTGTAATTAGAACTCCTGCTGTAGGAACATTAACATTAGTAGGTAGTGCTCCAAGTGTAGTTACAGGACAAGTAGTAACTCCTACGGGTCAATCTGTAATTATAGGATCTGCACCAAGTATTGTAGTCACAGGAAATGTAGTAACACCCGCTGTAGGCACAGTAACACTTACGGGCATAGCACCTTCAGTTGTACAAGGTAAAATTATAACCCCTGCCGTAGGGACATTAACATTAGTTGGTGTAGCACCTACAGCTCTTACAGGTAAAATTATAACCCCTGCCGTAGGGACATTAACATTAGTTGGTGTAGCACCTGAAATAGCTCTACAAAATAACATATTTAAAACACCTGATACAGGAAGTTTAAGTCTTGTAGGAGCAGCACCTGATGTAGTACAAAGTATTGTAATAACACCAGCAGTAAGTACCTTAACAATAGCTAGTGACGCACCAAAAGCCCTTACGGGTGTAGTTATAACCCCTGACGTAGCAACACTTACTTTAACAGGCGTAGCGCCTTCAGTACTTACAGGTAGGGTAATAGCTCCAGCAGCAGCAGTGCTTACCTTAGTAGGTGGAACATCTACATTAAGTAACCCAAATTGGAATGTAATAAATACAACACAAACACCTGGATGGGTGCAAATAGCAGCATAAAAAGAACAATTTGTAGTAAAATATAGCAAACTAAAAGGAATTTATTATGGCAAGCACCTATTCAGCACTGAAAATAGAACTCATAGGAACTGGCGAACAGTCGGGAACTTGGGGCACTACAACTAATACTAATTTGGGCGACGCCGCACTGGGTGAAGCTATTACAGGATCTGCTGATGTAAACTTTGCTACAGCTGCTGATGTTACTGTAACTCTTACTGATGTTAATACTACTCAAGCTGCTAGAAACCTTCGTTTAAATATTACTGAATCTTCTACAGGCATAGGCTATGTAGGTAACTTAATTCTAGGTTCAGGATGCCAGATTGAAAAATTCTATCTTATTAATAATACAGGTACTGGCGCTAAAACAGTTAAAAATACAACAGGTACAGGCATTTCAGTTCCAGCAGGTAAAGCAACTTTAGTTTATAACAATGGTACTAATGTGGTTGATGCAGCTACTTATTTTAGCTCTTTAACATTAGGATCAGCCCTTCCAGTAGCTTCAGGTGGTACGGGTGTTACATCATCTACAGGAACGGTAGCAGTTGTTTTATCAAATACACCTACTTTAGTAACCCCAGTATTGGGCGTTGCAACAGCTACATCAATTAATAAAGTTGCTTTAACCGCCCCAGCTACAGCATCGACACTTACTATCGCAGATGGTAAAACATTAACAGCAAGTAACTCACTTACTTTAGCAGGTACTGATTCAACAACAATGACATTCCCAGCGTCAAGTGCTACGGTTGCAGGGTTAGGCATAGCTCAATCATTTACTGCAAAACAAACTTTTACAGGTGCAACAGCTTCTTTAGCTTCCGCATTTATTAATGCTACTGAAACATCAACGATTTCTGCAACAGCAGCTACAGGTACAATCAATTATGATGTAACCACTCAATCAGTTCTTTATTACACAACATCAGCAAGTGCTAACTGGACAGTCAATATTAGAGGTAATGCAACAACATCTTTAAATACTTTAATGTCTACTAATGATTCACTTACGGTTGTATTTTTAGTATCACAAGGTGCTACAGCTTACTACAATAATGCTCTTACAATTGATAGCGTATCTGTCACGCCTAAATATCAAGGTGGCACAGCATGGACAAGTGGTAATGCTTCAGGTATAGATGCTTACTCATATACCATTGTTAAAACAGGATCAGCAGCATTCACAGTATTTGCAGCCCAAACACGATTTGCATAAAGGTTAATAAATGTCATTATTATCAAGACTAGCCGTATCAGCAGCCAGAGCTTATGGTGCATTATCATCCAATCCTAACGCTGTATCTGCATCCTATCTTGTTGTAGCTGGTGGTGGTTCAGGTAGTGCATCACATGGAGGCGGTGGTGGGGCAGGTGGTTATCAAACTTCTACATTTACATTATCAACCCTTAATACTTACACAGTTACTATTGGAGCAGGTGGTGTAGCTTCAGGTATTCAAGGTGCTGTTGGCTTTGATGGTTCTACATCTTCTATTTCAGGAACAGGATTATCTACTATTTCATCTGGTGGTGGTGGTGGTGGTGGAGCTGGTTTTAATTCATCATCTTGTGTGGGAAGAAATGGTTTAGCTACTAATGGTAATGGTGGCGGTGCTGGTGGTGGAACAACATCTAGTGGTCAAGCTGGTGGTTCAGGAAATGGTGCAGGATTTGCTGGTGGTTCAATGGTTACTAACGGAACAGCAGGTGCTGGTGGTGGCGGTGGCGGTGCTGGTGCTGTTGGAGCAAATGCTACAGGTTCTGGTTCTGGAGGTGCTACAGGCGGAATTGGTGGCGTAGGGTTATCTAATTCAATTACAGGTTCATCAGTATTTTATGCTGGCGGTGGAGGCGGAGCTGGATGGACAACCAATGGTGCGGCTGGAGGTAATGGAGGTGGTGGTGCTGGAGGAAACCCAAGTGTAAAAGGTGTTAATGGAACAGCTAACACAGGTGGTGGCGGTGGTGGTTCTGGGGATGGTAGTAGTACTACAGGTGGTAATGGCGGTTCAGGCATAGTCATCATATCTTACACATCTGCTACACCCAAATTCGTAGGTGGCACTCTTACTACTTCAGGTGGTAACCAAATACACACATTCACATCTTCAGGCACATTAAGTCCTCTTACACCTGTAACAGCTAGTTATTTAGTCGTAGCTGGTGGTGGAGGCGGTAATCAAGGTTTTGGCGGCGGCCCAGGAGGAGGGGGTGGTGCTGGTGGACTATTAACTTCATCTACTACGCTTTATTCAGGCGCTACTTATGTAGTCACAGTAGGCGGTGGCGGTGCGGGTTCTTCAGCAGGAAGTGCTGCTGCTGCAACAAGTGGTTCTAATTCAGTATTAAGTGGCACAGGCATTACTACTGTGACATCCACAGGTGGTGGTGGTGCAGGAACAACTACAGGACAAAATGGTGGTTCAGGTGCTGGTGCTAATTCAAATGGTGGGACAGGCGGAACAGGAACATCAGGACAAGGTAATAATGGTGGAACAGGAAATGGAGTACCTAATTATGCTGCTGGCGGTGGTGGTGGTGCAAGTGCTGTAGGAGCAAACGCATCAACAATAAATGGTGGTAACGGTGGTGCAGGCTCTGCTTCATCTATAACTGGTTCTTCAGTAACCTATGCTGGTGGTGGTGGAGCTGGTGCTTATACAGGCACTGCTGGAAGCGGCGGTGCAGGTGGTGGTGGAAATGGAGCTGCTGGCACAACAGGAGCTTTATCAGGCGGATCAGGAACAGCTAATTTAGGTGGTGGTGGTGGTGGTATAGGTGGTGCAGGCGGTGCAGGATCAGGAACAGGCGGCTCTGGTGGTAGCGGAGTTGTGATTATCTCATACGCTGGCTCACAAGTATTTAACGGTGGTTTAGTCACATCATCAGGTGGTAATACAATCCACACATTTTTAGCATCAGGTGCTTTAACACCATTAACAAATAACCTAAATAACTCATTAAGATTTAGAGCTAGTGCATCTGCTTATCTAAATAGAACACCTGCATCAACACCTACAAGTTGGACTTTAAGTTTATGGGTAAAAAGAGGAACATTAGGTTCTCAACAAGCTTTAGTGTATTCAAGACAAGCTGGCACTATTTCTACAGGATTGTTTTTTAATGCTTCAGACCAATTAGAATTTAATTTTACTACTGTTTCAGTAGTAACATCCGCAGTATTTCGTGATCCTTCAGCTTGGTATCATGTTGTAACAAATTACAATGGCACAACATATAATATTTATGTTAATGGTAATCAACAAACTACAACAGGTTCTTCAACAGGTGCTAATACCTTTATGAACAGTAGTGCTTCAGTAGTAAATGCTATAGGCAAGTATGGTGATTATGCAGGATATTATCTTGATGGATATTTAGCAGATGTAAACTTTATAGACGGTCAAGTTTTAGCTCCCTATTACTTTGGTAACAATGACGCATACGGTAATTGGAAACCAATCCTCTACAAAGGTATGTATGGCACTAACGGTTTCTACCTAACATTTGCTGATACTTCAGCTCTTACAACTTCATCTAATGCAGGACTAGGTAAAGACACAAGCGGTAACGGAAACTATTGGACAACAAACAACATCTCAATTACTGCTGGCACAACCTATGATGCTATGACAGATGTGCCTACTAATACAAGTGCGACTGTGGCTAATTATTGTGTATTAAATTCTGCTTCCATTGGTGCTGATGCTACTTTATCTAACGCTAATTTGACAATTGCTTATGGTAGTTCAGCAACTCGTAATGCTACTATGGGGACTTTTGGTATGTCCTCTGGTAAGTGGTATTGGGAATGTTCTATTATTACAACATCAGCAAGCTCTCCAGTAATAGGAATTACTAATACAGCTTCTGCAAGTGAAGTTTCAAATTATCCAGGTGCTGCTGCAAATGGATGGGGTTATGTTTCAGATGGGGATAAATATAATAATGGTACTGGTGTTGCTTATGGAGCAACCTTTACAACAAGCGATATAATAGGTATTGCATTTAATGCCGACACAGGTTCAATTACTTTTTATAAAAATAATACAAGTCAAGGCGTGGCATTTTCTAGTCTTGCTACTGGTACATACTTTCCAGCATTTGGAGATGGTAGTGGGGGTGGAACATGGTCTGGAGCAGTAAATTTTGGACAACGACCATTCAGCTATACACCTCCTACAGGATATGTAGCACTAAACACATATAACCTACCTACCCCTACTATATTACAGGGTAATAAGTATATGGATGCT